CCACATACGACGACGAGCTCCGCGAATACCTCGAGGCAGCCACCGAGATCGTGGAGAGCTACGTCGGTCCGGTCGTGACCAGAAGCCACACGGCCAGGGTCTGCGGCTGGCGCTGCGAGATCCCGCTGCCGCACACGCAGGTCACTGCGGTTACCGCCATCACCGACATCCGCACCGGCACGACGCCGATCACCCTGTCGGACCTGACGATCAACTCCGCGGCCGGGATCATCGCGTACAAGTCCGGGATCCCGTTCCCGTATGCGGAGATGGACGTCACCTACACGGTGGGCCGGACTTCGATCAAGGCGAACTGGACGCTCGCGGCGAAGCACATCGTGAAGGCCAACTGGGAATCACAACTCGGGAACCTGCCCAGCATCCAGGGCGATTCACCCGGGTATGTCGTCACCGGCGCGGGTTACCGGGTGCCGTTCCAGGCGGAGTCGCTGCTGCAGCCTGACAACGTGCCGGCGGGCTTCGCCTGATGGCGAGCTTGATGGACCCGGTGATCGTGAAGCTCACCGCGATATGGACTGCTGCCCTCACCGGCATCAACGTTGTCGACGGCCCCCAAGTCACCAGTGACGCATCGAGCGACTGGCTGTTCGTTGGCTTCAACGGTGATGTGCCGGACGAGTACAACGAAGGCGCGGCCGGCCTGCAGTCCCTGATGGCGTTCGCGAGGGTGAAGGGCGACGACGGCCAGGTCACCTGCGCGGTCGTGTCCCGCAGCGGCAACGCCGACATCACCGCAACGCGCGCGCGCGCCAACGGATTCCTGGCGACTGCTGAGGATGCGGTGCGTGCCGACATGTCGCTCGGTGGCTTGGTGATGAGCGCCTTCGTCTCGGACTACCGGTACTCACCGGTCCAAACACAGCAGGGCGCGAAGGTCCGCCTCGTGTTCACGGTCACCTACAAGGCCCAACTCTGACAAGAAGGAGCAACCGATGGCTGCACTCGCCGCCACTACGCCAACGAACACAGGCACCGTCACGGCTGGTGCGGTGGTCTCCTCGTCCGACACGATCGCCCAGTCGGTGTTGGGATCGCTCGGCGCGTATCTACTGATCACCAACGCGGGCGCCGGTGTCGACAACGTCACCATCTCCGACGCCGGTCTAACCCCTGCGGGGAACCCGCTCCCGTCCGGGAACATGGCGCTGGATGCTGTGGCCACCGGCACGTCGCAGATCTACATCATCCGCCCGGCGCAGGTGAACCCGTTGACGGGCCTCGTCACGGTTGCGCACTCGCAGCCGACCGGCGTGACGTACCAACTCTGGCCGGTGGGCATCTGATGACGAACACATACAAGGCGACCTCGGTCGTCGGCGAGCACTACCACGGCGCAGGGGTCTCCGACCTTGACCTGTCGCCGTCGGAAGAGCGGGACGCGATCAACGGGGGTCACCTCGAGATCGTGCCACGCAAGTACCGGGTCCTCTCGGACAACTACACAGCCGGGAAGCAGGGAGCGGTTGTCGAGCTCGCGCTGCTGAAGGAGAACGAGGCGGGGCTCATCCAGGGCGGCCACCTCGAGCGAGTCGACGAGCCCAAGGAAACCCCCGCTGAGCCCAAGCCTGCGGCCAAGCAGCAGAAGAAAGAGGACTGACCCGTGGCTATCCCGACACTCACCGACGCGATGATCATCATCAACGGCGTCACGTTGTCTGATCACGCGAACCAGGTCACCATCACCGACAGCCGCGAGGACAAGGACGCCACGGCGTTCGGCGCGACCAGCAAGGCCAGCCTCAAGGGTCTCGGCGACGCGACGATCGACATCGTCCTGTTCCAGGACTTCGCCGCCGGCAAGACCCACGCCACGCTGCAGCCGCTGATCGCCTCGACGACCCCGGTCCAGATCGAGGTCCGTCCGACCTCCGCTGCCCGGTCTGCGACGAACGTGGCCGCGGTCCTGGCGACCGCGCTGATGTTTGACTACAAGATGCTCGACGCCTCCGTCGGCGACGTGCCGATGACGACCGCCACCTTCAAGAACTCCGGCAACGCGGGCATGACCTACTTGACTGCCTAGTGGCCAGCATCGAGATCCGGGGCGGTGAGCAGTTCACTGCTCTCGCCGCGAGGATCCGTAAAGCTGAGGGTGAGCTCAAGCCTGAACTGTATGACGCTCTCGAGCGCGCGGCACCGTCCCTGGAGCACGCGGCGACCCGTTCGGCTGCGGCGAACCTGCCTCACCGTGGCGGCCTCAACGCAGTGGTCGCCTCCGCGGGCATGACCCATCAGCGGCGCGCCGGCGGGATCCGCATCACGGCTCGCGGGATCACGCAACTGAAGCTGACCAACGAAGGTCGGGTCAGGCACCCCGTGTACGGGATCCCTGGTACGTGGGTGGGTCAGTTGATCCCGAAGGCGAAGGACTGGTTCACGAAGCCAATCCATGACGGTGCGCCGAAAGTTCGCCGGGAGCTCGAGAAGGCGCTCGAGAAGATCGCCCGGAAGATCGCCTGACAGCTAGTCCAGCGGCCCCGTTTCCCTGACCGGACGGGGCCGCTGCCATATCTACGGTCAGGAAGGTCAGGAGTAGACATGGCAGCGAAGAAGGTCAAGGTCACCTACCAGGACGGCCGCGAGGAGATCGTGAAGGTCTACCCGCGGGCGCAGGTGATGACCGAGGAGTACTTCAAGGGGTTCAAGCAGGAGAACGGGATCGCCGCCACCTTCCACCTCGGGTGGGCGGCTCTTCATGTGGCGGGCAAGGAGTTGCTCGACTACGAGACCTGGCTTAACAAGGTCGATGACGTCGAAGACTTCGAGGAAGCGGTGGACCCTACCCCAGAGGATCAGTCCGGCGATACCTCGTCCGACTCTCCCTCCTGACCCACATCCCGTATGCCGTCCTGATCGATGAGGACTGGGAAACGCTCTACACCTACGAGGACGTCCTGGATGAACTCGACCCGGGCGAGAAGCCTGTCGACGGTGCGCAGTGGCTTATCCAGCAGGCGCAGAAGAATGGAGGCTGACTGATGGTCGACTCCAGGCTCGCGTTTGACATCATGGCCCGCGACGACGGGGCCACGGCGGTCCTCGACAAGGTGGCTCGCGCGGCGGACAAGACCGGCGAGTCGCTGAAGAAGACATCCAAGATCAGCGACGATGTGGCCAAGTCGTCGGCGAACCTGACGAAGGCGCGCAACGCCGAGTCCGACGCACTGGACAAGGTTCAGGTCGCGGAGGCCCGCTTGGCCGACGTGCGCAACAACTCGAAGTCGAAGACGTCGCAGATCGTCGCGTCCGAGAAGGCGCTGTCGAAAGCCAGGCGTGATGCCGCCGTGGCATCGAACGTCGCGCAGAAGGCCGCGAAGGATCTCGGCAAGGTCATGGATGCCGAGGGCAAGAAGGCCGGCAAAAGCTTCGGGTCGTCGCTGAAGAAGTGGATCACCGGCCAGGGCGCCAACCTCGGCAAAGAGGGAGGCACGGTCTTCGGATCCGGGTTCCTCGGTGCGTTGAAGACGCCGGTACTCGGCCCAGCGATCGTCGCGACCCTGGGCGCTGCTGTAGCGGTCGCCGCGCCGGCCGTCGGTGCTGTCGCGGCGGGCGGGATCGTGGCCGGTTTCGGTGCTGGTCTCGGCGCGCTCGGTTTGGTGTTCGCCGCGAAAAGCAAGGTCGTGCAGGACAAGTGGACGTCGACGATGAAGGCGCTTGGCGCGGACATGCGGCTACTGTCGCAGCCGCTCGAGGCGACCCTGGTCCGGGCCGCCGACGTCTTCCGTTCGACCGTCGACAAGTTCAACCCCTACCTCGCGCAGGCCTTCCAGGGAATGGCCGGCCCGATCGCGGACTTCGTCGACGAGGCCGGTCTCGCGTTCCAGAAGCTGATCCCGGCCGTGCAGCCGATCTCGAACGCCTTCAACGGCGTCCTGAAGGCGCTCGGCCCAGCACTACAGTCCGCTCTCGGCAGCATCTCCGACGGCATGATCGGGCTCGCCAACAGCGTCGCGCGCAACCCACAGGCGCTGGGTGATTTCGTCAAGGGCCTTGGCGGGATCACGAAGGGCGCCCTGGATGTGATCCGGGTCCTGAACGACACGAACACCGCCTTCCAGCAGTTGACCCGCGGGACATCTCTGGTCACGGTCACAATGCGCGGCATCCAGTCGGTACTCACTCCGCTGATGGTTACGTTCAGCGGTCTGAATCAGAGCATCAACATCATGAACGCTCTGACTCACTCGACGGATGCGTCTGGCAAGAGCATGAGTGAGGCCGCGAACAAGACGGTGGGCCTGGTGGCGGCGGCGCGGACCGCTAGTACTGGGCTGCACGCAGTGGCTGACGGTGCAGCTCATTCGGCTCACGAGACCCACGCCGCGAACGTCGCCGCATCGCTTCTCGCCGGCGCGTATGACCGTCAGTTCGCGGCCACGCAGAAGGCCAACGAGGCACTGACCCGCATGTCCGGGCTGCTGCTGACGCTATCCGGTTCGGAGATCGCCTACCAGCAGGCGGTCGACGATGCGACGGCCTCCGTCAAGGAGAACGGTAAGACTCACGACATCAACACCCAGAAGGGCCGCAACAACAAGACCGCCCTGGACCAGGTAGCGGCGTCGGCGCAGGCGCAGACGGTCGCGATGCGTAACGCCGGAGATGGCAACGTTGCGGCAGCCAAGGCCGCAACGGGTGCCCGCGCGAACTTCGTGAAGCTGGCCGTGCAGATGGGCTACACGGTCCCACAGGCCAAGGCGATGGCGCAGTCGATGATCAAGATCCCGAACGTGACGCGGACCGCGAAGCTGAACGCGAACAAGGTGGATCTCGAAGCCAAGCTCGCGTCCGCGAAGAAGCAACTCGCTGACCCGAACCTGACCAAGGAACGCCGCGCGAAGCTCACTGCGGACAAGAAGAACGCCGAGGCCGGCATTGCCAGGATCAACGGGATGCTCGGCAACCTGCCGAAGTCGAAGACGATCACACTCACGACCAACGTGGTCACCAAGTACACGACGGTCGGTAGCCGCAGCAGTGGTGCCGGAGTTGGCGGCGGTCACATCGCCCCCGGGCGAGCAGTCGGCGGACCGGTCACCAAGGGCATGCCGTACATCGTCGGCGAGCACCGGCCGGAGCTGTTCGTGCCGAAGGAGAACGGCACGATCATCCCGAAGGTCCCGCGTTCGGCCAAGGGGTCGGCGTTCGCTGCGTCCGGCGGCGGGACGGCCATCAACATCAACGTAAACGGTGCGCGCGACCCACACGCGACCGCTGACGAGGTCGTACGCGAGCTCCGCAAGTACGTTAGGGTCTCCGCCGGTGGCGACGTCCAGAAGGCGTTCGGGGTGAACGGTCGGTGACGAATCAGGTCACCGTCGAGATCGAAACCGCACCCGGCACCTGGCTCGACATCACCGCCGATGTGTACCAGCGGGACAAGATCGTCATCAGCAGGGGCAGGAGCGACGAGCAGTCGCAGGCTTCCCCGCAGCGGATGGCGTTCACGATCGACAACCGCGGCGGGAAGTTCTCGCCCCGCAACCCGAACTCGGTGCTGTTCGGGAAGATCGGGCGTAACACCCCGGTGCGGTGCAAGATCGACAACGACTCCTACACCCGCTTCTACGGCGACATCCCCGGGATCGCTCCACGGTGGGACGAGGCGCACGCCGACAACTACATCCAGGTCGAGGCTTACGGGATTCTCCGGCGGCTGGGGCAGGGGCAGCCGACGGTCTCGAGCGCTCTGCGGGACTGGGTCCTGTCGCAGTCGACTCTCGCGGCGTACTACCCGCTGTCGGGTGGTGAGGACACGACCTACAGCCAGAACCTGGCACCCGGGAAGACGGGCTCGTTCCGGTCCTCGAGCGGAGCGATCTTCAAGTACGGCGTCGACATGAACGCCGCGTGGCTCGGCACCGGGATGGAGCTCAACGCCACCGGCGATCTTCCGTTCATGGAGGGCACCGGGAATGCGATGGCGTCGAACGCGGCGCTGGACTTCGTGTTCCAGTCGCCCGCCATGGGCGTCCTGGATGTTGAGCTGTGGCCGTCGATGGACTCGATCTTCACCTTGCGGCTCAACACTTCCGCCGACGCATGCACGGCGCAGGTGTCTTGGTACGACGGCAACGACACGATCCTCACCGGGACGGCGACGGGCGTCATCCCGGCATTGCAGGACACCGACCTGCACACGTGCCGCTTCCAGTTGGCGACAGTCGCAGGACCCGACATTCAGTGGTCGGCCTACATCGACGGTCAGCTGATCACGTCGGGCACGTTCGGCCTCGGGATAGGGCTCTCGTGGCTGCCGATGTTCCGGTTCCATTACTCGCGGTTCACCAACCAGACCGTGATGAACATGGCGCACCTGACCCTGTGGGCGGACAACACGCTGGCGAACATCCCGACCGTCACCGACTACAGCGATGCCGCGTTCGCGTACACGGGCGAGACGGCAATCGACCGGATCACCCGGGTCTGCACTGACGGCGGGATCTCGATCCTCACCTCGCCGGCCGTGCTCGGCTCGATGCCAATGGGGCCACAGTTCACCGAGACCCGGCTCGAGCAGATCCGCGAGTGCGAAGCAACCGACATGGGGATTCTGCTCGAGAGGCAGACCGTTCCAGGGCTGCTATACCTGTCGCGGACATCGCTGTACAACCAGGCCGCGCAGTTCACGCTCGCCTACAACGCCGGCCAGGTGTTCCCGCCACTGGAACCGGTCGACGACGACCAGATCACCCGCAACGACGTGACGGCCACCCGCAGAGAGGGCGGGTCGGATCGGTACACGGTCGACACGGGACCCCTGTCCACCCAGGATCCCCCTGATGGTGTCGGCCGGTACGAGACGGATCTGACGGTCAACCCTGAGACTGACGGCTTCCTGCAGGGCATCGCCGCGTGGGTCGCGAACATCGGCACTCTCGACGAGGCTCGGTGGCCGTCGGTGACGGTGAACCTGTCGTCCCCGAACATCAGCGCCGGCCTCGAGGCGAACATCAAAGACGCCGACATCGGGGACAGGTTCGTCATCACCGGCCTCCAGAAGGCGTTCGTGAACGACGACGTGTCGCTGATCATCGTCGGCTACACCGAGACGATCGACCCGTTCGTCCATCTGATCACCTTCAACTGCATGCCCGCAGAACCGTTCACGGTCGCGGTCTACGACACGGCCAGGTACGACGCGGACAACTCGACCGTCACCTCCAACATCACCGCAACTGCTACATCTCTGTCGGCAACAAAGTCCGGAACCACGCTGTGGACCACGGACGGAACGATGGTCCCCTTCGATATCGCTGTCGGCGGTGAGCGGATGCGGGTCACGAACGTCACCGGGTCGAGCTCGCCGCAAACGATGACCGTGACCCGGTCGATCAACGGGGTCGTGAAGGCGCAGACATCGGGAACCGCGATCGAACTGTGGGACACGCCCCGCTACGCACTCTGACGAACCCAACTGCTGCTGGGGAGCAGGCGATCGGTCCTAGGAGGACTGATGCCCTTTTCAGCCGGCGACAAGGTGATTGCGCCTGGCCTACCGAACGTGCAGATCTTCACATCCTCCGGGACGTGGACGAAGCCTGCCGGCCTGCGCGCCGCCATCGTTGAGGTCATCGGCGGTGGTGGCGGCGGTGGTGGCGTGGACGAGACAGCCTCAGGGAACAGTGAGGCTGGCTACGGTGGTGCAGGCGGGTACGCCCGCAAGCTCTTCCAGGCATCCGAACTGTCCTCCACCGAGGCGGTCACGGTCGGCGCCAGTGGTGCCGGTGGCGCGGCCGGACAGAATACCGGTAGCTCTGGTGGAACATCCACGTTCAAGACTGTCAGCTGCACCGGCGGCTCTGGTGGCATAGGCGCAGGGAACACAACCGGCAGCGTCTACACCGGTGGCGGCGCCGGTGGTTCAGCATCCGGCGGGGACGTCAATGTCCCCGGCCAGGCGGGCGCAGGCGCCCGCGTCCTGTCCGGTCTCTGCTGCTTGATCGGCTCCGGCGGGAACACACCCCTCGGCACCGGCGGCGGTCCTCGCGGCACAGCCGGAAACGGCAACCCCGGCATGGGTTACGGCGCCGGGGGAGGCGGGGCCTTCGGGGGCGCGTCTTCGATTGACCGCTCGGGCGGCAACGGCGCGACCGGCGCAGTGATCGTGACTACTTATCTGTGACCGCAACTGACCGTACGAACATTCATCTAGTGGACTGGGGAAACTAGTGGCGTTCTCGGCTGGAGACAAGATCCTCGCGCCCGGGTTGCCTGATGTGCAGGTCTTCACGGCCTCGGGCACGTGGACGAAGCCTGCGGGACTGCGTGCCGCCATCGTCGAGGTGATCGGCGGCGGTGGTGGCGGCGGCGGAACATCCGGAACATCCAATCAGGGTGAAGGCGGGTACGGCGGAGGCGGCGGGTATGCGCGGAAGTTGTTCCAGGCATCGGCCCTGTCCGCGACCGAGAGCGTGACGGTCGGCGGCGGAGGCGCTGGCGGCATCGGCAACGCCAATGGCAACACCGGCGGCACCAGTTCCTTCAAGACCGCCTCCGCGACCGGTGGAGGCGGTGGCACCTTCATGACCAAAGCCGTCACAGGCACGTCTGTTGGTGGCGCCGGTGGTGTCGGATCGGGTGGGGACCTGAACGTCAATGGGTGTCCGGGCGGCAAGGGGCGCGTCATCACGAGTCTCGCCATACTCACCGCCGTCGGAGGCGCATCCGGTGGCGGATGCGGTGGCGGTGCCGCGTCGCTGGGATCGCAGGGCACGGGGAATGCGGGGGGACTCTACGGCGGCGGAGGCGGAGGCGCCTTCGGTTCTTCTGTTTCCCAGATCGGCGGCGCCGGCGCGGCCGGCTGCGTAGTGATTACAACGTATTACTGACCGAACGGGGACTTCGATGGGACGCGTCTTCTTCTATAGCCCGCACCCGGACGACGAGACGCTCAGCATGGGTCTCGCGATCCTGCACTACATCGCGAACGGCTTCGAAGTTCACCTTGTGTCGATGTGCGACGGTGCTGCTGATGGTGTGGCGAACACGCTGAACGGCTCAGCACTCGGCACGCCTGTGGTGTGCTCGACCCCGGCCGATCACCCCTACATCCACAACCCTGACCGCGAGGGCTACACACCACTCACTGCGGCCACTGTCGGCGCGGCGCGCATCCTCGAGGCACGCTCGGCGCTGGGTGCGATGGCTATGGTCCCGCCGATCACTCCCGGTGTGACGGGGACGGTGTACCACCATCTCGGCAACTTGCCCGCCTTCTACGGCAACCCCGGCTCGACCTCGTCCACCGCACCGCCGACTCCGGAGGGTGTTGCTTCGGCGAAGGCAGTCATGCTGCCGTTCATCACCGACTACCCGAACAGCTTCCACTACACGATGTCCGCGGCGGACCACCACCCGGACCACGCGGTCTGCGGCATGGCGCTGCGGGAGATCAAGGCTGAGAACCCGACCCTGTTCGGTGCTCCGAGGTTCTTCGTGTCCAGGCTGTACTGGGCGAGCTCGCAGCCGGACGGCCACTACGCGCAGGACCTGCTGGATGAGGCCGCGGGCACGCTGGCCTGGTTCACCGCCTACGGCTCCCGCTACAACGACTACGTCAACTGGCTGCGTAACCAGGTGCAGAAGGCCTACCGCCACTGGAACCCTGCGGCAGGTGCCTACGGCATCGGATACCACCAGGTGACCTCGCAGTTCGTTGCGAACTTCGG